GCGGCCAGGCGGGCCAGACGCTGACCCGCGTGATCACCCGGCAGCTGGGCTCGGCGCGCGATCGTGTGTACCAGATTGTGATGACCGATCCAGCGGACTGGAAAATCATCGACGCCTATTTGTTCACGGATCCGGAAGACAAGCAGCCCACGACCCGCCTGTCGAGTGAAGCCAGGAAGAGAGCATAAAGAGCAATGCCCGGCGGACCCACCGGCGGAAGTTTTCAGCCGCAGCCCCTTCAGGGCAATAAGCTCGTCGAGGAAACCGGCCATCCGACCGAGGCGTATCGGAAATGGCTCGACAAAGTTCCGCCGCTGCTGACTGTGCTGAATGCCAAGGTCCCGACAGCATCGAACTCGCCGGGAACTCCCGGACAGATTCAGAGTGATCAGAATTTTCTCTACATTTGCACTGCAGCTAACACATGGAAACGAATCGCACTCACGCCATTTTGACCTTCGAGGAGATCCGCGTCGCCATTGCGGACTCTATCGGCATCGATCCTCGCGAAGTTACACCCACGTCGAACCTGGTACGTGATCTCGACATCGCTTCGCTGGATCGCGCGCAGTTGATTCTGGATCTCGAGGATGTCGCCGGCATCGAGATCCCCGACGACGACGCAGAGAAGCTCTTCACTGTACAGGACATCCTCAACTACCTTGATTCGCGAAGCCACACCTAAAGATCTGCCGCGCATCGTGGAAATGGGCTCCCGCTCGCTTCTCGAGGGGCCGTACCGCGATCAGATTGCCGACAATCCGGAAGAGTCCGCGAAGCTGGCGCTGCAGGTGATGAACAGCCAAAAAGGAAAGGTGCTGGTTGCAGAAGAATCAGGAGAGGTCATCGGTCTCTTGGGCTTTGTCATTTTCCCGCACTACTTTTCCGGAGAGATCACGGCCGGCGAGCTGATGTGGTACGTCGAGCCGGAATTCAGAAAGAGCTTCACGGCGCTGGCTCTCTTGCGCAGGGCCGAGTCTCTGGCGCGCGCCGCCGGCGCCAAGCGAATGCAGTTCACGGCGCCGACCGCAGCTGTGGGAGACGCCTACAAAGCTCTCGGCTATCAGCCCATTGAAGTCAGCTACCAGAAAGAACTCTAAATGCCAATTGCAACTGGTGTAGCTCTGGCAGTTGCCGCCGCCGCCGCGGCCGCTGGCTCTGTTGGCGGCGCGGCGATCTCGGCTCACGCTGCCGGAAAAGCGGCCTCGGCGCAAGCCAGCGCCGCGCAATCAGCGGCGGAACTGCAGCACGAAGACGCGCAGTCCTCTCTTGATTTTCAGAAGCAGGAGTGGGAAAAGCAGCAGCAGAATATGGCGCCGTGGCTGACGGCGGGCAAGGAAGGGCTTTTCAATCTCCAAAATCTCACCAACACTCCCGGCAAAGGCCTGCTTACTCCCTGGACGGAACAATTTCAGGCCCCGACGCTTGAGCAAGCGCAGAACGAGCCTGGCTACAAGTTCGCGGAGCAGCAAGGCGAAGAAGCGCTGCAGAACTCAGCCGGTGCGCGCGGATCGCTGCTTTCCGGCAACACGCTTGAAGCGCTGAACAACTACGCGCAGAACTCCGCCACCACCAACTACTCGAACGTTTATAACCGCGCTCTACAGCAGTACAACCAGCGCTATGGAATCTTCGAGAACAACCAGACCAACACCTTCAATCGCCTGGCAGCTACTGCCGGCATCGGGCAGACCGCGGCGACGACGCTTGGAAGCGAAGGCCAGCAAGCCGCAAGCAACATCGGAAACATTAACCTCACCTCCGGCGCGCAGATCGGCCAGGACTACCAAAATGCAGCCGCGGCGAGAGCGTCTGGATACGTCGGCGGCGCGAATGCCTGGAGTGGCGCCTTCGGCGGCATGACCAACAATCTGACGCAGATGTTGCTTATGCAGCAGATGTTCGGCGGCGGTGGTGGTGGCGGCAGCGGAACGTGGGGCGGTGGCAGCGATGGTGGCGCCGCGACGGCGGCAGCAGGATACGGATAACTTCTATGCTTCCCAACTTCATTCCCAACAACTTCTCAAACCTCGCCGCCCTGCGCAATCTCAGCATGGGCGGTACGCCTCCAGTTGCTCGACCGGTCGGACCGGCTTACCCGGTGAACATGCCGGAAGCCGGTGCCCCCGGTTCTGCTGGGTTTGGACCTCCTGGCCCAGCTCCTGCTCCGGTGTGGGGCGGGCAACCGCCGATCGCCGGGCCTTATCCGGTGGCTCCGATTCCGCGGCCGATGCCTGCCCCTGGAATGGAAGGCCCGCCGATGACAGCGCCCGTGCCCCCGATCTCTGGACCGATGCCGGTCCGCGGCGGGCCGCTGTATCCCATGGGCGGCGGCGCTCCTGGCATGTCTGGCATGTCCGCGCAGCCGGGCAACGGCATGGACAAACTGATGGCTCTGCGCATGATGCTCGGATACTGATATGGGCTCAATTCCTCTTCCCGCTCTCGATATCAAACCGCCACAGCAGCCCGACATGATGGGCGATGTGTCGAAACTGATGGCAATGCGCTCGATGATGAACCAGCAACAGGAGCAGCAGCAGCGAATCCAGGAGCAGCAGCAGACGATTGCCGATCAGCAGGCGACCACGACGGCGATGAAGGCAATTAACCCGCTTGATCCCAAATACAAAAATGATTCCGACGGCTACTACGCGGATCTTTCGAAGTCAGTGCTGGACAACGGCGGCTCCGCCAACGCGGCGACCGGAATCCAGCAGCACGGCCTGACGATCAAGAAGACCGTTTCCGATATCGCGAAGCAGGACGCAGAGACGGGATCAAAGAAGATCGAAACTTTCATCAGCATACACAAAGCGATCGGCGACGCTCTCGAAGGAATCGAGAACGTACCCGACGAGCAACTGCACGACAAGGCAGTCGCCACCGTGCAGGATCTCGCAAAGAACGGAATCATGGATCCGGCCATGGCGCAGGGAGCCATCGCTCAGATTCAACAGACTTCCGATCCGAAGGCGCTGCGGGCACAAATTGATGTGTTCGCCAAATCGGTGATGGGAGCGAAGGCAGCGGCAGAACAGGCAAAGACAGAAGCAGAAACCCACAAAGATACAGAGCAAGCAGGCGAGGCGAGCGCGGCGGCTGATCTCAAGCGCGACGAATCGAACTATTACGCAACACATGGTGGCGCGCCGGGTGTATCCGCGGAAATCCAGCAGCAGAATTCCTGGCTCGCGCGTCCGGAGAATAAAGGAAAAGACGCCGCCGACTTCCTGGCCTGGAAGGCAAAGCAGTCTCCGATGGGCTTGGTAATGGGCAATATGCTCGGGCCGGGCGGAGAAGGAGGTGCGCTCGATCAGGCCGCACAACGCTATCTGCAGAGCGGCGAGATGCCGCAGGGACTCGCGCGCAGCCCTGGATCCACGACTGCAATCCTGAAGCGTGCGGCGGAGATGGACCCGAACGCGAACATCGCCGCGAATAAAGTCAATCTGGCCGCAAACAAAGCCTCGCTACAGAAACTGCAAACCAGTTTCGACCAGGTCTCTGCGTTTGAAAGCACCGCAGGGAAGAACCTCGATCTCTTCCTCGACAAACTCAATAAGATTCCCGATCTCGGCGTGAAGTTCGCGAACACGCCACTCCGCCTGATCGACGAGAAGATGATCGGCTCCGACAATTATCAGGCGATGAAGGCCGCGCAGCAGACGGCCGCGGCGGAAGCGGCGAAAGTTCTATCGAGCGCGAACGCCTCCGGAGTGTTGAGCGACAGCCAGAAAAAAGAAGCGGAAGACATCCTCTCCGGGAACCTCTCGTACTCCGCAGCGAAGCAAGTTGTCGCCACACTGAAGCAGGACTTCGCGAACCGGCACCAGTCCTACGATTCGCAGATCAAAGACATTCAGCGAAGGATCGGGATTGTGGAGCCGAAACCTGCAACCACCGCAGCTCCCGGCGCTCCCGGCGCATTCTCGTGGGACACCATGCCTGAGCATAAGTGAGCACTCAAGCCACAGTTCCAGTCTTCGATCCGCAGGGCGTCCTCCGCGACGTTCCACAAGATCAACTCGCCGCCGCGGTGAGAGGCGGAGGCATGCCCGCGGTGAAGTTCCAAACGCCAGAGAAGGATTCGGACGGCACGCCGAAGATTCGTTTCGTCCCCGCCAACCGTACTCGCGAAGCCTACGACGCAGGCGGTAAGGTTCTTCCCCTTGAACAGCAGGACGTGAAACACCCCGGCTTCTGGTCGACGCTCTACGACGATGTGAGGGGTATGGGGCAAGGATTGCGGCATCTCGCTGATCCGGATCCCATGACCGATCCGGATATTTCGGATGCCGAGAAATGGAAGTTAGTTGAACAGCAGGAGTCGGCCGCGGCCGCCAAGAATGCCGCGCGCGTGAAAGCGCACGGCCAGGCTTACTCGTGGGGCGCGAGCGCGAACGAGATGCTGGGCGTCAACGTCGCCGGCGAGGAGAAGTCTGCAGAAGAAGGTGACGTTGGTGGAGTTGCTGGCCACGCGGCCGCAGTCCCCGCAGTCATGGCGGCAACGGAAGGCATCACGCGCGGGGTGCCTGCAGTTGTCGGATCCGTAAAGTCCGGAGCGCTTCGTCCCGTGGCAGCCACCGCGCTCCGCACGGCCGCTGATGTCGTTTCCCCTGAAGTCACCGGCGTGATTTCGCCGCGAGCGGCGCACTTGCAACGCCTCGCCGGCCGATTGGCGGATGCTCTCGCACAACCGGAGAAGGCTTTCGTCGATCCCGGCGCTCCGAATCCTGCAACTCCTCCAAGAGAAGTCCTGCAGGCAAGTTCTCTCGGTCGCGGCGCGCAGCCCGTCATTGATCCCGCCGCAGGCCTCTCTCAGATTCCGGTTCGCCAGGTCCCGCCAGGTGCCGCTGGTTCCATGGTGGAATCCGTCGCCGCCCCACAAGCTACGCCAACCGCGGCTGCCGCGCCCGAAACGCCAACTCCGATTCGTCCCACCTCCCGCGCCGCTCTCGGCCGCCAGCTCGACGCGGCCATTCCGGAAGCGATGGGCGTCGAACCGCCAACACCGCTGAAGCCTGGCGTTTCGCTCAAGAACCAGATCAAAGCTGACATTCAAGCGCAGACACCGCTGCCGAAGGGATTCACCGCGGTCGAAGGATCGAGCGCGATCAAAGGCTACAAGTACAACGCGGCCCAACAGGAAATGGAAACGATCACCAACACCGGGCAGCACTACATTCACGGAGGCGTCGATCCTGATCAAGCCGCCACGTTCGAGGCGACGGACTCAAAAGGAACAGCCTGGAACGACCTCAGAAAAGCTCCCGGAGTCGTGCGAGTCGCGAAGGTGATCAACGGCCAAAGGGTTGCATTTTCGCCGTCGGCCGGTTCGCGCTCGATGATGATCGATCCGGAAACAGGACAGCCGGAGCTCGCGAGTATCGTCGAGGCCAAGCAGGCCGCAGCAAAAACGGCCGCATCGAAAACAGCAACTCCAAAGCCGCCAACTGCTGCAGCAGCGGATGATCTGACTTCGATCCTCCAGGAATCCCTGAAAGCAGTGAAAGCCGCCAAGAAGTAAACGACTTCCCATGAAACCACATTTTGCACGCTTCTCCGCACTGCTTTTCGCGGGCCTGCTGATGCTCTCGACAGTCTTCGCCCACTCGCAGGTTTCGGTCTCGATCGCCCCGCCGATGCACCCGCAGTTCGTCGACGCCAACAACAAACTCCTGGCCAGCGGCTTTCTCTATACCTACCAGGCCGGCACCACCACGCTGCAAGCAACCTACATCGATTCAACCGGCACCATCCAGAACGCGAATCCGATCCCGCTTGACGCCACCGGCGCTCCCTCCAACGGTTCCGCGCAAACCGGCATCTGGCTGGCCAACCAGTCTTACAAATTCTGCGCTTACTCCGCGGCTCTGGTGCAGCAGTGGTGTGTCGACAACGTCACCGGCTATCTGAACCTGTTGAACCTAGCGAACACCTGGACCTTCCAGCAGACGTTCACCCAGCCGATCATCGATACGCAAACCGACAATCAGTTTGTGCTCGGAGCTGGTGGCAATCAAACCACCCTCGACTTCCCTCCGCCCACCGGGAACGTAACCCTGCACTTCCCCAACATCACCGACACGGTCATCGCGAGAACCACGACCGACACGCTGACGAACAAAACTCTTACTTCTCCGACGCTCAACACGCCGACGGTGAACGGCACGCAGTTGACGAATTCTCCAGGCGCCTACTTCACGATCGCCAACCAGAATCCGACCGGCACCACGATTAGCACGCTCACCAAGCTGGTCAATGCGCCCTCGCAGGCGCAGATCGCGGCCATCACCGATACGGGGGGGGTGGTGGGCGTCTGTGTTGCGGGATGCGGCGCTACTTCGAATGCCACCATTCAACAATCCGGCCAGGCTTCCTGCGTTTTTGATGGAGCGACGACGGCGGGCGATTACGTGCAGATCAGCGCAACCGTGGCAGGAAATTGCCACGATGGCGGAAGCACTTATCCGCTCACTGGTGTAGTGATCGGCCGCACGCTCTCCACCAACGGCGGCGGCGGCACGTACTCCATGAACCTGTTCGGTCCGGAGATTTTGCCGCCGTCTTCGGTGTCCCGCGTGCAAACCACTTTCGCCGACGGGACTTCAACGACTGCAAATGCCTCGACCACTGCGCAGCAGCTCCTGAAGGTCTCTTCTGCATTTGCAGCCGGCGCGCTGAATAAACTCAAGGCCAGCATTCGACTTACCGGGCAGTTCCACATCGTTGTTGGCGGCGGAGCCAGCAACCAGGCGCTGTCGTGGGGCGTGGGCAACGATGCCTTGCTGTCCTCCGGCGCCTCGACGATCAGCATGTGGACCACGGCCGGCAATAGCACAACCATCGATACCACGGGAACATTGACCTGCACGGTCAAGGTGATAGGAGCCACGGGCCAGTTCATATGTTCACTGAACACCTTCAGCAACATCGGCTCGTTCACCTTTACGCAATGGACGCCCACGGTTGACCTGACGCAAAGCGTCTTTTTTGGCAACGAATGCAACTTTTCAGTTGCGTCCGCTTCGAACACCTGCACCCAGAACCAGCTCATCGTGGAGCAGCTCAATTGATGCGGCTCCTGCGACCGCTGCTGTTGATGCTGAGTTTCCCGGTGGGTGCTTGCGCCCAGACGTTCTGGGACGCGCCGCGGACGATCGAGGTCGGTGTTTACGCCAGCGCGATCGCACTCGATGGTTGGGCGACTCAGCGCGGAGAGGGGATGCCGGGGTTTGTGGAAGAGAATCCTTTCGCGCGCCCCTTTGTGAGTCATGGCGCCGGAGGCCAGTTCGCGGCCTCACTCTTAGGCTTCGCCGCCGGCGTGGGCCCGAGCTACCTTTTTTATCGCGGCGGACATCGCAAGCTCTCCCGCATCTGGCTGCACGTCTTCACTGCCGGTGAGGGCTTTAATTCGGTGCAGATGGCCTGGCTGGTCACGCACCACCACGTCTGATTCTCGTCCTCTAAAATCTCGAACCCTTTCCCATGAAAAAACTTATTCCTCTTCCTCTAGTGCTGGCGTTCGCGTGCGCCCTTCTCTCTGCTCAGACCAACAATGCCCGCATGCTCTCGGGCGTGAACGCGCAGGCGGGAACGAGCTATACCTTCGTCGCCGTGGACGCCACGCGCCTGACGACATTCCAGAATGCGTCCGCAGTCGCCGTCACGCTGCCGAATCCCGCCACCCTAGGCTTCCAGCAGGGCTACGAGTTCGACGCGCAGAATCTCGGACCAGGCCTGGTTACGATCACTTGCACCAGCTGCCTGATCTTCACCAATGGAGCGAGTGGTGCGGCAACTCTTCTGCTCTCCGCCGGCCAGGGCACATTGCTGTTTTCCTCCGGTGTGAGCTATTCGGTTGTTTCGCCAGGGCTCGGGATCTCTGGGCCTACAGGCGCCCCGGTGCAACTGGGCGACATTCCGCGCTTCAACGTCAACGGCGACAACTCCTGGGATGCGGTCAACTACGCGCAGCGAGTCACCGTGGTTTCTCCGGTTCAAGGCGTGGCTACTGGCATACCGAATGTGATCGGCCCTCTGTTTTCGGGCGCCAACGACACCAACAATTTGTGTTCCTGCGGAACCGCCAGCGACGTCAACCCTACGGCCACCACTGGCTTCGGCACGCGTTACACCTCACTCTCTTCCGCATCCACCAACACTGTGATCGGCGTGCGCACCGGCGAAAACGGCAACCAATCCCAGCAGGGCATGCTGGCCTTCTATCGCTGGACCCTGACGATTTCGTTTAACACCACAACCAACGCCCGCTACTGGATGGGCCTCGGCTGCTGGCGCGGTTCGGGAGGCCTCGGGAATAACGGCCTCGGAGTACTGAATTCGGCCGGCTACGCGAGTGACACTCCAAACAAAACTACTTTGGGATTCCGCTTCTCGGCGGGCACCGATACGCACTGGCAAGCCGTTTCAGCGGTGGCGGGCGGATCGCAAACCACCACCGACACGGGCATCACCCCCGACACCGGCATCCACACCTACGAGATGACCACCAACACCACCGGAACCGCGGTCAACTTCTTCATCGATAACGCGCTGGTCGCGACCATCACGACGAACTTGCCGCTTCCCGCTCAGTTGGCGGATTCATGGGGCGATCTGTTCTGGACCGGCGACAACAAGAACACTGCCAATGCGGTCAGCGCGGCGTTCTACGGCATGCAGCTGGCGCACAAATAAATTGAACCCCAAGTAAATGAACTCCCTGCAACGAGACTTCCTCGATCGCGCTTCGGCCGAAGCCGCGAAAGCGAGTCACCCATTCCCACAGATGGCGGCATGTGAAGCCGCACTCGAAAGCAGTTGGGGCAACTCGCAACTGGCGCGCGAAGGCAACAATCTGTTCGGCATGAAGCAGCACGCGCACCCGATCTACGGGACGATGACGCTGCCGACCAGAGAATTCATGCTGGGCGAGTGGAAGCAGGTGACGGCGAACTGGGTGAGTTACCCCGACCTGCGTGGATGTTTCGCCGACCGCCTGGCCACGCTGCAAAGACTCTCGAACGCCTTCCCGCACTACAAGGCCGCGATCGAAGCGCAGGACGCGACAACCTACATCACGGAAGTGAGTAAGACGTGGAGCACGGACCCGATGAGAGCAGAAAAAGTTCTCTCGATCTACCAGGAGTACACCGCGACGTGAATAGTCGCATGGTATTCGGCTTCTTTCTGTTGGTCCTGCTGGCAGTTCTCGCCAGCATCATCGCGCTCGGGAAGGTCGAACAACAGACCAGCTTCGGCCTGCAGTACATCCTCGGCGCGCTCGCAACCCTGGCGGGCGGCTTCACGCAGTGGGCTTTCAGCAGCAAGAGAGACGACAACAAGAAGGACGACGAGAAGCCGTAAACCCCCGAGGAAAGGAGGTTCCATGCCGACATCCATCGTTCCGAGCCGGAATTCCAGATGCCTCACTGCGCAGAAGGCACGCTTCACGGTTTTGCTGTTGATCTTAGCCGTGATTTTCTGCACATGGGCGAGTGCATCCACACCACCTCCGACTCGGATCATCCGGGCCTGTAGCTGCCGCGTAACAGAGCCGGAGAATTTTCATGCGCGGCGATAGCTTCACCCACATCACGAAAGACAACGACTCGGCCGAGATCCGCAACGGAGAAACCTTCCGCCTGGCCTGCTGCGACTGCCACCTGGTGCACGACGTAGAAGTCTGGGCCGAGAAACTTCCTGACGGCGCGTCCCTGGTGATCTATCTGCGCCGCAACTCGCGCCTCACGAAAGCCCGCAGAAAACTGAAGGAGAAAACGAAGTGAACAAATTGAAAGCATTCTGGGCTTCCCTGCCCCACGCTGTGCAGGCGCTTGTGATTTTATTCGTGACCACCGTAGGCACGACGATCGCGCACTCCATCGAGGACGGAATCTTCCCGCACAACTTAGCGGACGCGAAACACATGCTGGGAACAGCAGTCGTCGCGGGAATCGTGGCGGTGCGTGCCTTCTACATGCTGCCGCGCGGGAACGCGCAGCTCGTCGCACAAGCTAAGGCAGAGAATCTAACCAAAACCGCAGAAGTTCCCGCAACTCCCCAGCAGTGAATCCCTTTTCGGCCATCGCCGAGCTGATCCTCGGAAAAATCAAGGAAGGCATCTTCGTCGCGTGGGCGAAGTTTCTCTTCGAGCTGATTTTTTCCGCGGTAGCCTCGTTTCTCTTTATCGCCGGACTGGCGCTGGCTTCGGGCGCTGAAGTTGGAATGGCGATCGGCGACGGCATGGTGACGGCCGCGATTTGCATGGCGGTGTTGTTCCGCAGGGAAAGCTCTAAGTTGACCCGTGGAATGCTTGTAATCCTGCCGGCCGCGGAAGCAGCCAAGGAGTTGGAAACAGATCTTCAGGTCATTCAAAAATCAGAGGAGAAAAAATGAGTTTTAAATCGTGGTTGCAAAAAGTGGGTGAGGACTTCAAGAAGGGCCTCGACTTCGTTCTGCCGATCGCGGCGACCGCCGGGGAAGTTGCGGTCGGAGTTTTCGCGCCGCAACTGGGGCCGCTGTTCAATCAGACCGTGAGCGCAGTTGTTATGGCTGAACAGAACTTCACCTCCATTGGAAAACAGACTGGAACGGGCGCATCGAAACTCGCCGCAGTGCTCACTATCGCGGGCGGACTTATCAAGCAGGGACTCACGGATGCCGGGAAAGCCGCGACGGACGCCGATGTGCAGAAGTACATCGACTCCGTGGTTACGATCCTGAATGCCGTTCCGGCGAAGCCCTAGCTGGCTTCCTTCAGCCGTTTTTGTGGGGGCAGAAACTCGGGCTCTGCCAGTTGCTTCATCTCCTGTCTTCGCTCCGTCACGATGCGGCGGAGATTCTCCAGTCCCATCTCATTGACCGCGGGGTCGCTGCTCACAAGGTCCTGAAGCGAGTAGTAAGCCTCGACTTCGATCGGGTGACTGGCAGGCGGGGCGTTGCTGAATGAGACCGCAACGGCGCACCGGGAACAGAAGTGAAGTCGCCGCGATTTTGAGCTGCGCTGTTTTCCCATGTTTACTGTCTGGTAGAAGAGCACACAGGCGGCTGAGGGATCGCTTGGACCTAGGAAACAACCGCACTTCATGCACTCGCGGGGCAGGCTTGGACGTGGCATTAGGTCTCCTTCTGAGAGTTAATTAATTAATACCATAAGTTGATTAATTAACTCATTCCGGCCGTCTGAGGGGTCTGGTGGCTAGACTCAGCCTGGTCAACACAGAAGCCTTGTGGTTACCTCGGTTTGCCCTGAGTACCGAAGTCTCTGGCCTTTGGAGTGGGGTGGAAGTGAGAATTAAACGCAATGGACATCGCGCAAATTGCTGTGGTCTGTCACGAAGCGAATCGAGCTTACTGTTTAACGCTCGGCGATCGCTCACAGCCCGCATGGGATGAAGCCCCGGACTGGCAGAAGAAATCGGCCATCACTGGCGTCGAGTTTCACCTGCAGACGCTCGAATCTGGCCGTGAGCCTCTCCCTTCCGCGTCGCACGACTCCTGGCTCGCAGAGAAAAGTGCCGGCGGCTGGAAATTCGGCCCGGTGAAAAACCCCGCCACAAAAGAGCACCCCTGCTTCGTACCGTACGATCAACTCCCCGCCGAACAGAAGCTGAAAGATTTTATTTTCTGCGCCGTGGTGAAGGCTTTCTACGTCGCAACACTCCGAATCGCTGCCTGATGCCCACCGCCGCCACCAAAACAACCTCCCTCGTCAGCAAAGACGAACTCCTGGAGCTCGCCGACTGGGAGCGGAAGTACGCGGACGCCAAAAAGAAAGCCAGCGCAGCCGAAAAGGAACTCTCCTTCCGCCGGATCGCGCTGGCCGAAAAAGTTCTCGGCATCAAAACCGCCGACGAACTCAAGCGGCTCTCCCCGAGCCAGGTCGCACGGCTCTACGCTCAGCACCTCACCGCGGGCGACTGGAAGCCGGAACGCGGCGCACCCACGTTCATGTTCTCGAAATCTTCTGAAGGCCGCTATCCCGCCTGGTCGCAACTCTACATTGAAGAACTAGGCGAGACCGCCGCGGCTGAGATCCGCGCCAACACACCGACGACGTACTCCTACACCGTGGAAGTCTCGGTTCCTGCCTAGCTTTTGAGTTTTTGCAGTTCCTGCCTGCAGTTCTCCCGTTGTTTCCTGTTTCCGTCTGGAACCTGGCTTGTTTTGCCGCACTCACAGGCAAGGGGTTGGGGTTGTTCGTCCAGAAAATGCTTTTGGGTTTGACTCTGATCGCGCGAAGCGCCTCCGCAACTGTGTGAGGGGGGTAAGGGGGGAGTCTTAAGTACTCTTCTTTAAACCCAACACTTTTTATATAGCGTGTTGCTGCGGCAGCATGTCGCGGCGGCTGCATCTCGCAGCGGCTGCAACTTGCTACCGGTAGCATTGGTCATACCACCGGACAGCGGAATCCAGGAGATTAATGTTTTTTTACAAAGGAAACTGGATTTAAGGCTTGACTGATATTTGTCCGCGACGGATACTTGCTGGCGCCATGGAGAACTCGCAGCCGACCGCCCTAGTCCCTGGAGTGACCGTGACGTTCGTCTACCGTCACTGCCAGAAGTGCAACCATGAGTGGATGTCTCTTCCAAAGCCGCCGCGGCGATGCCCTAAAGACGGCTGCAGATCGGTGAAATGGGATGCTTCTCGATATCCTGGAGCTGGCCCCTTTCCAACGCCACCCGGAAATGTGGCCAGTTTGAAGGTCAATGTACCTGTTATCGGACCTTCGGAGTCAGTCGCTCGCATCCCCGCACCCACGGTCCCCTTTGAGCGAAATTTCTCGGCGGCTGCATGAAGCCTAGGTCGCTTCGTTTGCCAAGTTCGCTCGCAGTGCGCTGCGCTCTCTGGCTGGCTGTCTTTGTCGCTTTTCCGCTTTCCGTAACAGCCGCAACCCTCTCGCTCCATCTCCATGTTCTCGGCTGTACAACTTTCAGCGCGCTTCCCCCCGGAGCGAGCACTCGAGTGTCTCTGGCCGATCGAGTAGTGGTGTACCTGGTGAAGGCTGAAGCGAAGGAATCGGATGCGTGGTATCGCGATGACTACCGCATCGCGCGCGTCACGCTGGGATTCGCTCGCCGCGGCAGCCCGATCCCTCACATCGAGGCCACGTACCGCGTGCTAGGGCTCCATCCCGACCGCGTTTGGCCTCGCATCGAGGCGCACCGCCGAGCCGCTCTCGGCCCGCTCTACGCCGAATTCTGGAGCGCAGGATCTTTACCCCGCAAGCCTGTTCAGTCTGTGCAGTTGGAAGCCGCTGTCTTGGAAAGAAGTGGCGGCATTGGAGCGCGCACGAAAAGCTCTGCTTTGAAACATGAACGGCGCGAGAGTTAGCAGCTCTCGCGCCGTTCCTAGCAAGGTTCTCCGCGAACCAAAGACGAACTTATGGGCTCAACAGCCGCAATGCGTCCGTCAGCCGAACTATATCGCAATCCCGAAGTGCATCCCAGTGGAAAACAGGGATACTCTCTCGCGGAAATGCTTGCAATCGTTGATGGTTCTGGCGCTCCCCACTCCGTTCGCGCACTGACGATCTCTGCGCTTTTAGCGCGCGGAGAGTGGCCCCGCGAAGACGGTCCCGCAACGACTGTTCTCTCGGTTGCGATCCTTGGCGTGATGCTCGAAGACAACTGCTGCAGGAGCACGGTGCAGCGGCGCATCAAGCGCGCCATGAGAGATACCTATTGGCGGCGCGTGCGCAGTGCGAACTCCTGGACGAACTGTCCGAAGTGCGGCAAGCCGCGCGCCACCGGGAAGTGCGATGGATGTCCCTACCGAGGCCGCAGCAAGGACGCGAACGGCAATTGGACCGGCGAATTCATGCGCGTGCCCGTCTATGAATTCGACGTCCAGAAATTCCGGACAGCGCCGCGTTGCCGCGAGATCCGCCACTTCGACGCCCGCACGTACGCCGAGTATAAAGCTGCAGCCAAACGCGGCGAGCATCTGAACGTCACGGAGATGCCGGCGCGCAAGCCAGCGCAGCCGACGCCACCGCCCGACGATCCCCCGCCGACAACGGTCGCGCCAGTGAAGCAGCCCGCCGCGGAACATCGCAGCACGGTACGCCCTGAGCCGAAACCCGCGCAACCAAGGATGACCCGGCGCGAAGCAGCGAAGTTCATGGCGAACGTCGAGCAGCGGAAGCGCGGACACACCAGTTTTTTCTCGCGTGCGGACGGAATGAATATCGCGCTGCATCCCGGCGAGCAGGGCTACTCGCCGCCGATTCCATGGAAAGCCGCATTTGAAGCGGAATGTGCGCAATGGAAGCGCGATCCGCAGGTCGTGCGGGATGCGCTCAAGTTTTGGGGCTACAAACTTCCGGAAGACTCCTGAAGGCGGAGAGGATGGAGGCCGACCAGCAATTATTCCGTGAGCTACTTGAGGAGCGCGAGATGCTTCTTGGCTGGTTTAAGACGCCGCCCGTGGAAAGCGAGTATCCGGTAGACGCGTTGCTGATCTCCCGCGTAATACGTAATGAACAATTACGCGAGGCGGCAACAAAAGCGCGGATCTCCCGCCTGTCGCGCGAAGCATGGAAGCTGCGCCGGCGAAAAACGGCGCGTCCGGCAGTGAGCCGCTTGCCGCTGGCCTCGTAAACAGTTTGCGGGTTCGATCTGCCGCAAAGCACGGCCTATGGAAGGGAGATAGCGGAGAATCGCCAGAGCGTTTCAAAAGCGAAACGGCGCAGATCCCGATAATCTGCGCCGCGCTTCAAGATGTTTTCACCCAGACCGACCAAGGAAAGGACAAAAACGATGGCAACGTCAGCTCGATCATACCGCAAACTGCAACCCACTCTCGCACTAGAATCTCATCTCGAACAACAGCTCACGCTGGCCCAGATCGCACAGACGCTCAGTGAATTATGTGCGCTTGGACTGGTGGAAGCATTCCAGGACGAGCAGACGATCACGCGCTATCGGCCGCTAGAGAGAGCCGCATGAGCCGAGTTGTACATACACCGAAGCCCGACCCGGCCGTCGCGCCGGATGCCGGACAATTCTTCCGCGTCGTGTTGCTCGATCACACCGTGCAATGCGGGGACGAGGATTGCCACAATGACACGCGCTGCGCGGCCGAGACCGACGAGTACGGTCCAATGCCCTACTGCGGCGCTCACATGCACGTCGTCTTCGCAGATTGGATGGTGGGAGTATGACTTTCGCATCCGAGCCTCCCTGTAAGCGCTTCCCCAACTCGGATGCGCAGAGCGGCGATCCGTGCGGTGTTTCTCCGCTCGGTGTTTCTCCGGGAAGAGAGACGATCGCCGCTCTGGACCCTTTCATCTATCGCGACATGCGCTGGTGTATGCACTGCGGAGGAGAGCAGTTGTTTGTGGAAGTGTACGAGTGTGAAGCGGGAAGAGTGGGAGTGTGCTTTGGGTGTGGGGAGGAAAGAATTGAGCGGTGGACGAGAACGAATTCGGAGGCTGCGTGAAACAAGTTCAGCCGGACGAGCCATTCGATCTCGGACCCGAGGAAGGAGTCTTCATGTTCGGACCGATTCCTGCGAACGCAATCGCTGCGAACGTAAAGAGCATACATGTGCAGCTGACGGCCCGCTGCCACTGCGGTGGCAATCTGGTTCCGCACAAACGCAAGCCTCTCGTCTGGATCTGCGATCGCAGTCACTGGTGGAATCGGCGGCGCGGGCACGCCTATCTGATCGGAAGGATGCAGGTGTTGCCGGATCCGGAAGGTGAAGCATGAGCGCCGCCAAGCAATTCGCTCTCGAATCTCTCTCGCCCGCTGAACTGAACGAACGCGCAGCGGCAGCTGTCACGTCTTACGGCGTCGGCACGCGCTCGTACAACCACTCAGCAGAAAAACGCGAGATGGATCGGCAGCGCGAACTGGCCACGGCTCGTTATGAAGCCAGCCCGCGAGAAGAAAGCATCGCTCCCCTTCTTTGCCGCTGCCCCCAACGCGAGCACCCACACGAACTCTCGACTCACTCCGCGATTCGTTCCGAGTGGTACAAGCGCGAGCTCAGAAACCAGTGGCCCTGGTCACTGATGCAGAGCGTGCGGGAGGAGCCGAGCACGGAAAGGAAGGCGGCGTGAAGAAAATCATCAGCCTTTTTCAGCGCAACTACGACGGAGATCGACTCGTCCGCGACCATATCGTTCCTGGCGCGGAATGGGTTGCCGCTGGTGAAGGAACGCCAACGCGGAAGCTCGATGGGACGTGTTGTATGGTGCGCGGCGGAAAACTCTTCAAGCGGTTCGAACTCAAGAACGGCAAGCCAGCGCCAGTCGGATTCGAGCCCGCGCAAGAGCCCGATCCAGTGACGGGCGATTGTCCCGGGTGGGTTCCCGTCGGCACTGGTTCGGAAGATCGCTGGCATCGCGAAGCATTCGCACGCGAACCCTTGCCAGACGGGACGTATGAACTCGTCGGTCCGAAAGTCCAAGGTAATCCCGAAATGTACGTCGGGCACGCGTTGGTTGCTCACGGCTCCAGAATTCTTCCCTCCCGCACGCCGCGCACGTTTGATGAGTTGCGCCAGTTCTTCCAGGACACTGACATCGAAGGGATCGTCTGGCATCACCCGGACGGGCGCATGGTGAAAATCAAAAAGAAAGACTTCGGCTTCAAGAGGCGATAGATGGAGTCCTCTGACATCTTCGCCAAGTTCTCCGGCACCGTCTGCGAAGGCTGCTCGGGCACCAAGAAGCGCCATCACGCCTTCTGCAACTGGTGCTACCGCGAACTTCCGAAGGCGCTGCAGAATGCTCTCTGGCAAAGATTCGGCTCCGGATTCGAGCAGGCTTACGTCGCTTGTCTCAGTTGGTTTCGCACGCATCTGTTTCAGGGGGAACACAGAGCAAGACAGAAAGGGCTGTTTGAGGAGAAAGCATGAAAGCGATTGTGTTTTTGTTTCTGCTCTGCGCCCTCGGAGCGCAGTTCAGCAGCGACGAAGTAATCCAGGGCCACGTTCGCGTGCTATACCACGAGGACGGAGGCCAGTTTTTCGTTTCGGTAATGGTGCCGAAGACAATCGACGCAGACCGCGCCGTCGTCGAGATTGGCTATCGAACTCATGTAGCCGGAATCAAAGAGGAACTGTTTCTCACGAAAGTTTCCGTGATCCCTCTCGTTCCGGAGGCCTGGGTGGGGGCTGAAGGCGTGCCGGTATCCAAGGACAAAATTGCGCGAGTCGACGTGACGCTGGTCAAAGATGTGGAACGCCAGCGCTTCCAGATGACGCGGGACGCGAAATGAGCACCATCCCGCAATTCCAAATTCTGGCCGACTGCGGTGTAATCTCTCCGCGCTGCTCGAACTGCTACGAAGACCTTCCCCGCTCCGCTCCGGTCGAAGTCTACGAAACCCAAGGCTCGATCTGGGTTGTGGTGGAATGTACAAAGTGTCAGCGGCGTTCGCCCTTCCCGCTGACGAAAGGATCAGCGATCCAATGACTTCCCGCGAATGGCTGGCCGACATTCTCAGTCAAGGTCCGCGCTCGGAACTTCTGCCGCTCGAACTGCGGCTGATGTTCCGCCAGCTGCACGACAACCTGCCCATGCTGAAGCTGCGCAACGACGCTCACGTGCGCGACGTGCCCGACGTGATGGAACTCTGCCGGGAGATGATCGACTTGCTCACGCCTGCGAAACCAGCGCAGATCGGAGTCTTCAGTCCTGCTTCCGCGCGCGAACGCTTCCCTTTCCATGAAACCTGTCCCGACTGCGGACACGTCCACACCGAAGAAGCGGAATGCGGGGAGAAGCTGGGCGGCGATAGAGTGTGCAGATGTGAGAGGAAGGTGGTGGCATGATCGCTGCGAGGTTGCACAACGAAAACGGCAAAGGTGTCTGCATCCTGCTGGTGCTCGAACCGGGCAACATCGAGAAGCTCAAACGGGGCGAGCCGATTCATAAATGGCTGAACGAATTCATCCCCGAATTGCCAACGCAGATCGAGCTGCTCTTCGCCTATTCGCCCGACGTGCCTTGGGTCGCCGAGCAGATGCAAAAGAATGGCGGCCGTGATGCGTCGAAACTCGCCGACATCCTACAGGAAAGCCTAGGTCGCAAGCCCGTGGTCATTCGCAACCGCACCGCGGAAGAACTGAAGAGGCACCAATGACGCTCTCTCAAGTTCTCGGCGGCGTATGTCTGGTGGCTGCCTTAGTCATCCTCGAATTGCTCGGCCAGAGAAAAGCGTGGGCGCGCGGCTACCAGAAAGGCTGGAAAGATGCCGAGGACTGGATCGTAAAGCTGGAAACCGAAGTGGACCAGGCGCGGCAGGAGATCTGGAAGGAGGGCGCGTGAGCATCGTCGACTGGATGAAGAGCCTCACCTGGAAGTGCGACATCTGCCACCTCGAGCGACCCGATGCGCAGATCAGTGTTCATAAGGTCGACATCTATCCGCAGCAGCCTGGAGTTGCAACGCGGAACGTGAAGTACTGCAACGACAATCCCGCCTGCAAGGAAGGCGCGGAGAACTGGAAAGAACGCCGATGAGCCAGCTGCTTTGCCATCTGTGGGGCGACTACATCCTGCAATCGGACTGGATGGCGAAGGACAAATCGATCTGGTGGCTTCCCTGCTTGCTGCACGTCGCGTTCTACTCAACGACCTTTCTGTTCCTGCATCCGAGCTGGAAAGCATTCGCAGTGATCGCCGTCACGCACTACTTCATCGATCGCTATCGTGTCGCGCGGTTCGTAGTCTTCGCGAAGAACTGGTCGCCCGTTCGCCCTGAATTCTGGCGCAAGCACGGTCCGGTCATGTGGTATCACACGCTCACCCCAACCGGCTACCCGGAAGGAAGGCCCGACTTTCTGGCGGTGTGGCTGCTGATCATTGCGGATAACATCCTTCACCTGACCATCAATTTCTTGGCGCTGCGATACCTCTGAAATGAGGCGAGTTCTATCGCTCCTCGGGCTGGCGATTTTCGCGGCTCTGGTTCTCTGGATGTTGATCTTATCGTTGCACTGGAAGTGGGGGAATGGAAACTGAGTAGAGGAGAAGAAGTCGTGAAACTGATTGAGGCGCTCCTCCACTCTGCGGAGATCAAAGCGCTGAAGACGCTGTTAGAGGCGTACCGCGCCGACCACGATAAGTTCGTCCAGTATGAATTCCCTGGCCGCGCATTTTCATGCGATTGCGACATTTGCACTCAGGTACGAGCGCAGCTCAGCCCTTCTCCGAATTGCACACCCAGTGCGCCGCCCCGTTGATCGGTGTGCCATCCTTATCGAGAATTTCATCCCTTCTCCAAGCGCTTCCCATGCCTCTCCGTCGCTGATGTTCAAAAGTGGCTTGGGTCAGGGCCAACCGCTTCCCGCAAAGGCAGCAGCGGCCTCCCTGACGCAATAGCATGGCCTCCACGCGCCGCTTGTACTCCTTCCACCCTGCCGCATTGTCCTGGCACACTTCCCTGCCGTCGCGGTAGCGCATAACGGCTCCGCCCAGAATGGTCTCGTAGTGCTGGGAGAATTCCGGCTTGAGGCGGGAGCGCGGGATGGGGCGGCGGCGAATCACAGACCCTTTGCCTTTCGAATCGCGGCCTTGATGTCGGCAATGGTCGATTTTCCGATTACGTCAAGAAAGGATTCCCGGAATTCGGGGCGTGTCACGAGTTCGCAGGCGGCGAGCAGGTCTGGCGCGGCGGCGATCAGGCGGGCGTTGGCCTCCGCTACTTCGCGCGAAAGCGTCAAGCACAGGGCGAACTCGGTGGGCTTAACGCCCTTCATCATGTCGGAGAGTTTCAGTACGTACTCCCCAAAATGCAGAGCGGGCTCGCTGGGTTGGTTGATAAATACGGCTTCGACCTTCCACGGTCCTGGCGTGTGCTTCGCTTCGCTCATATTGTTCTCCTCACTTTCGGTCGAAAAATGGTAAGAGTTTCCTTCAGACTTTCCGCAAGCACACCAGCAGCACCCAGGCTGCCTGAAAATCGTTCGTATCTCTGCCGCGCGCGCGCAGATACCACACCGCATGCCGCAAGAGACGACGGGCAATCAATTTCGGGAGGACAGCCCCCCGGCCATCCTCCCGCCCTACTTCGCCAAGTGCTGTCTGCTTCACCCGGCGAAACCAGTTGCGCTCCCAAGCGAGAACGCCGCGAATTTCGGAGTCGGAAATCAAAACTGAACCTCATCCTGAGCTACCTGGTCCATGGCGATCAGCACTCCCTGCGGCTTCTGCGGAAGCGCGGCTATGACCTGGTCGATCTCGCGGTTGAACTGAATCGCTTCTCTTTCGACCCCGGCGATGATGCGCTCGTTCCGCTCCCAGCGACGCTGGAACATTTGAAGATGTTCGGGAAGCCGCGGATCAAAACTCACAAAATCGATCCAGTCCCATCCGTAGACTGCCATCTCTGCAGCCATCTGCGGGGCGTGCTTGATCGGGATTGTCCCGGCCAGCATCCAGTTCAGGTGCGTCGTGGTGTTGGGGCACTTGATCTGGATTCCGCCTTTGCCGACGGCACCGTCTGGCGATCCGCCGAAGCGCGCAATGGTGGCGTGCTTGATGAAGCCGTGGGTTTCGACCAGGACGTCGTTCTGTATTTCGTAGGCTGCACGCGCAAAGGGTTCCTGTTCCCTTCCCCACCGCATCTCTGCGGACTCGTATTGCGGATATGGAACTCCGGTGAGGATTTCGCAGATGAGTTCCGAGCGGTACTTTATGCGATCCGCGCCTTCGCCTTTCTTGGTGAAGTCCATGACGTCTGCGAAGCGGGAGGCGGTAACGATCCCGCAGCGGACTTCCTTCCATTCGAGACTTCCCTGCTCGACGTGGACGATGGTGCCGGGTGTGCTCATGCGGCCTCCTTCGTTAACTCGATAATTTTCGCGGCCCAGATGTGCGCGAATTCCTTGGCGAATTCCTCTTGGCGGTCTTCGAGGTCGCGCAGTTCTTCGCATACATCGCAGCTGATGAAATTCTCCCCAAGCGCATCATGGTCGATGTCATCGTCGAATTTGGCGATTTCTCGAATTCTCTTGCAGAGATCGACGTATCGCTTTGCGGCTTCGCGCCACTCATCGGCGTTGAAGTTGAAGTGGGAGAAGTGGACGTACATCTCGTTCATTGCAGCTCTCGCTTTCTCGCGTCCTTCGCCTGAATGAAGGCATCCAGCGCGGCTCGGTCGTTGGCTTTCTTGGCTTCATTCCCGGCGGAGATGTAGCGGCCGCGGAGTTCGTTGATGTTGGAGGCGTTGGCGATCTCGAAGCAAAGTTTGCGCACGCGGTCTGGGTGCATGGGAGTGTATTCGAGGCGCGAGGCGATGGCGCGGCCGTTGCCGTTCGAGCCGTTCGAGTCCATCTCTTCTGCCGGGGTGGGCGCGTAGCCAGCGAGCACGACCACCCAAGCGAGTATGCTGCGCAGCGCCTTCGCCTGTGCTCTGGTTTGCGCCATCGAGCGCAGCTGGAAGAGCGGCACTTTCTCCTCTCCGACACAACGGCCGTCGCGGTAGACGGGCCGCATGTTCCAGTTCTTTTCGTCATCGAGGCACTCAGCTTGCCCGGCGCCGATCACCTGGTTCGTCGAGACCAGGATCGCTTCGGCATGACACTCGTACCCCTGCACGCGGCCGCGCTCGACATAATTCGTCGCACGAGCGGCGACAGTGATTCCGTAAAAACGCGCGACGGTGAGCCAGTCCTCGAACTGCAAAAAGGTTTTACCGTTGAGTACTACCTTTTTCGGCTTCGACTCGACCAGGTCGCGCAGGGCCTTCGCAGCTTTCGCGGCTTCGGCGAGAATCTCTTCCGGAGCGCGCTGCAATCGGAGCTGCGGATGCGCCTCGACGTGGATGATCTCGCTTGACTGCGGCGGCATCTTCGGAACATCAGAGTGAATGGGCGTGGTTGCCATCAGAGTTTTCCTTTCTGGATTCAAAGTTGCAGTCGCTGAGTGCGCCCAAAAGGATTGCGAGCGCTTGCTCCGGCTCGTTGAAGTTGAGGTGGACGATGGCGCGGACCACGGAATCTTCCAGCTGTGGAGAGCGGAGATCAGTCACGGGTCACCTTCCGGTGCGTAACCATCCATGCCATCTGTACGGAGTTCGCGGCTTCACCCGCGGCAAAGACGTGCAACCAAATCCGTGAGAGTTTCCGGTGACCGCTGCGGTACAGCAGGTAGCTCGGACCTACGCCGGCGGCGAAGCCTAGAGCCGAAGCCCCGAACTGGCCTCCAATGCCGCGACGAACGAATGGCCGAGCCAAGGGATTCTCCTCGACGAAACCCGGCATTGAAAATCCGCGCTGTGTTGCCCAGCCATCCAGCGCGATCGCGCTGGCATAGATACCGACCTCGGTTGTCCGCGGCGCATCCCAGAAGCGAGTCTGAGCGGAAGCGCCGACAGAGAGCATCAGCACCAGCAGAAGGGGGCGCATCACCTTGCGGAAGTGGTCGAGGCAGAATTCGTAGTCAGTCCCGAGCTGGTGAACCACTCCCGGCTGGGAGCAGACTTCGCAGCCGTCGTCGTACCAGCAAACACCAAGACGTGGTTGTGCGATTTCCGCCGAGCGGATCAGAGAGTCGATGAGTTGACCGGAATAGGTCTGTGGAAAATCAGGGGAGTGAAGGACGGTAAGATGGTGCGCAGCCACGTGAGCCTCCTAGCTAGGTTCATCTGGTTAGCCTCGGGTGCGTGGGGAAACACGCCACCCGGGGCGCTTATGTTTTACTGCTCGATTTCGTTGTCGTCTTCTTCGTCGTCGCCTTCGACAGCCCGAAGCCGCGCTTCGTGATCTAAAATCAACTCAGAAACGTTGTGAATGTAGCGGCCTAACCGCTTGATTTGTCGGTCGGTTTTATCCATCTGTTCCGTGTTTCGCCGCTCGTTGTCTTTGTGGAGCGATGCGAGAAGCTCTACCGACTGGACCAACGCCTCGATTCGTTCATCGATGTTCATGAGGCAATAATATGCTCAGCCCCTGTGCAGTGTCAAGATAATTCTTGCACACCCCCTAAGAATCTGGTACGGTGCAATGCATGGCCACTAAGCAGGAAATCCGCGATTATTTTGCCAAGTTCGGGCGGAAGGGCGGAAAAGCCACTGCCGAAAAGATGACGCCAGAAGAGCGGATCGAAAAGATGCGCCGCGCTGCCCAAGCTAGATGGTCCAAGCAGAAAAACCAGAAAGCGGCGAAGTGAACAAACAGAGCGCGCGGGATCTCGTCCAGGCAGTGGCCGATGCGGCGGACGCTCGAACCAGGCTTACCGCTCTGGAGCGTGTCCTAGAATTGCAGCATCCAGCTCTCTACGCCGCCTTCCTGCGGGAGTTAGAGAATCTAAGAAGTTCGAAAGCTCACGATATGCTGCTAGTGTCTCTCGAAAATCTTCAACGGAGACTGGAGTCGGAGTAGTAGAAACGGTCTCTGCCATGCCTTCATTCTCTCATTCAGAGCAAGCCCGCTGGTCCAAGCAGAAGAAGATGAAAGCACAGTCGTAACTTGGCGCTCTTTCCACTGAGACGGTAAAGTCCGAAGCATGACCGACGAGCAGAGATATATCGCGCAGGGCAGGGCCCGCGATGCGGCCAAAAAGCTGCGCGCCGAAGTCGCCACCCTGCAGGCATTCTTCCGGGAGTACGGCGAGCTGCTCGATACCACCAAGGCGGCCCTGTTTCGATTTCTGGCTGAACCTTCCGGCCGCGCCCCGGACGAGCGGCTTCAGATCGACCACGTCAATCAGCTGCAGCGGCAACTCTGCCAGCCCGGCTTTTTCGACCATTCCAGCGAATTGATCGAGAAGGCCAGCAAACTACACGAACTTGAAAAGGAAATCGAGAAGTTTTGAACCTCTGGCAAGCCCGCTGGTCCAAGCAGAAGAAGGAGAAGGCAGAGAAGTGAATCCCCAAGAACATGAACTGATGGTGTTGATGTTCGCCCGTCTCATTCAGGCGATGAGCACGCTCAGCGATGCTTTAAAGCGCGAGGGGATTTGGACTGGAGCCGACGAGCAGGCTTTTCGTGCCGTGGCGCAACTGGATGATCGCCGGATTCTTGAATGTGCGGCATTGGCTTTGACGGAATATCTGAAGTGCGCAAAAACGGTAGGGGTCCTAACTGGGCTAGGCGAACCGCCAGCCGGGCCACCGTCATCGAAACCATCGCCGGGGAAGAAATAGGCAGGGGCAACGTCCGCATCGCTGTTCGGAGCGCCGTGTGAAACTGGCGCTGGTAGGCGCTAAAACTGACCATGGGTTCATTCTCTCACTAGGAGCAACACTGACGGAGGGCAGGGACCCGGCGCACCCTCGCTCAAAGCCCCAAAATCGTAGAAGATAAAACGGCTAGCTCCCCAACCTCTGCTCCAACCCCTTCTTGACCACCACCGGAACAAACGATCGGGAAGGCTTCTTTACCAGCTCGACTTCAGACTCGAATTCCTCCGCCCACTTGCACGCTGGGCAGTCGTCGGCGCACCGGTCTCCGGTGTGATGGAGTTCGTGCGCGTAGGGTGAAAGGAAGATTCGCATGGCCTGCTGGTCCGTAAATGAGACGAGACTCTCATAGCAGCTCCTTCGGGCATATCAGGAAAAACCCTGAGCCACAACACCCCTCGGTCCATGGCCCTTGGTAACCGTCATCCCCCGTCGGTAACTTGCGCTCGCTCCGGGCTCATCGCTTAAGCTAGACGGCGACATAACGACCCGTCCTCCGACCAGTCGTTCCGGGAAGGGCTTGCGACTCAGCACGCGACCCTTCCCTTCTTCGTCCGACGTCTCGAGCGCCTGCCCGCGCGCCAAAGCGGTAGCCGACTTTCACCACCCACCTTATGAGATTTCCTGTGTTCGCTCGCCGGGCCGATCCCCGTGTGGATCGCCCGATCGTCCGTAAAAACCTTAACTACCTCGAAACCCAAGTCCATGAAGGACTTGCGGACTGGGTCGATCCCTGCGATCCTGCTTGCGGCATCATTGCCCGCGAATACCTCCCCTCCGGCAAAGCCCAGTCTCCCGATCCTGTGGCCGTTGAGTCCCTGAACATGCCGCGCGCTGAACTGCCAGGAGTCAAATACGTTCCACCCTCGAGCGACTCGCGTCCGCGCCTTGCTTCCGTCCGCGCCGGTTGGGATTGGTCCATCGATTCCAGTTCGATCGATTCGATCGCCGCTCGATGCATCACCGCCGCGATCCCCGCTTAACCCATGCGTGAAGGTTTCCGAAATTCTTGCCCTGGTGGAGGAGATGGTCGAGCTGCGCAGAGCCGTGGGCAAGTGGCCCTGGCGCACCGCCTGGATCGAAGCTACGAGGGATGGGTCGGATGGGAAGGTGAGTTTGAGGATGAGGCTGATGCTGGCGTTGGTGATTTTCGAAGGGTACGAACTGTTCCCCGCTAAGAAATCCGATGGATGCCCGCCCCGGACATAAACTCTGCCACTGATTTTCTCTACGACATCGCCATGAACGGGCTCCGCGAAAACGAGTTGGAACGAGCGAAACGGATTGGGACCTACCGCAAGATCGATCGCACCAAGCAGTACGAAGGCCGCTACTCACCGGAAATGTTGCTGCGCTCCGACAACTACCAGTGGGCGCACATCCGGCGGATGGAGACGTTGCGATTTTGGCGTGGAATGGCCCTGGTCTTGATGTCCGCGGCAGCGGCAAGACTTCCGGAGATTGTCCGCTGGGTGTATCGGCTCTTGCGATGACCCGCGAGCAATACGAACGCGACCGACTGAAGATGGCCCGTCAGGCCGAGCTCCAGGTCCGCCAGGCCGAACTCGCAATGCTCGCCAGGTTGCGGCGCACCGCCGATCCCGTCTACGTGATCGGGGCGGCCGGCTACTGGCTGAGGCGCTGGCAGAGAAGCCGGAGTATAACGATGGGACGGAAGCGCATCGCTGCATGAAAGTCGCCCTCTACGCCCGCGTCTCGAAACCCCAGCGCGGCCAGCTCGCCGACATCCAGGCAAAAGAACAGAATCCCGAAGTACAGCTGCGCGAGTTGCGCGAGTGGTGTCGATCGAATCGGCACATCGTAGCCTTCGAATACGTCGAGCGGCTCAGCGGCAAGAACGCGAACCGTCCCCAGCTGCAGAAGATGATGCGCGATGCAACCAAAGGCCTGCGTGACATCGACGCCGTCGTCGTGTGGCGTCTCGATCGCTTCGGCCGATCGGTGATGGATCTGCACAATCTGATCGCCGCGCTGCGCGATGCCGACGTCGCCTTCGTTTCCCTGAAAGACAACTTTGATCTCTCGACCTCGATGGGGAAACTGATCTTTGGAGTTCTCGCCGTCTTCGCCGAGTTCGAGCGCAACGTGATCGCCGAGCGCACCAAGGCCGGCCTGGCCCTGGCTCGAGCGGAAGGCCGCGTCCCAGGGAGAAAGATCGATCCGCGCCGCGGACCCAGTCGAACTACCCTCTGGCGCCAGACTCAGCGGAAATCCGCCTGATTCGCGTGTTTCATATCGTCCGAAGAGAAACATCAACGACTTAGACCCTTTTTGAGGCAGTTTTCCTCGTGAGATGGCCGAAACAATCAATCGGAAATCAACCGAATTCAACGCAAATGGTTGGTTTTTCAATACTTAAATCAACCGTGCCGTGCGTGGATTTCGCGGCGCTGCGGCTCGCAAGTCGTTGCAAACACGTGGGGCCGCCTCCGCAAGCGATTGAAAAGGGGTTGAATTCATTGATTTCGGTTGATTTATATAGCTGTTTTCAAAGGTGACCCCGCAGCCCCCAAAGAGGAAGGGCGGCGCGCGGCCCAACGCCGGCCGGAAGAAACGGGAAGCGCCGGTCCAGGTCATCGACGGCCGCACCGTCACCGGCAAAGATCACGCGCAGCACCTCATCGATGAGCTGAACGCGATCGATCCGGAAATCATGGAGCACCGCGCTCTGCTGGTGAGCTCGGAGCCCTACGAAGTCCCCGAAGATGCGACCAGTGAAAGCCGCAAAGAGCTAGAGAAGCTGGAAGCGCGACGCGAGCTCGCGCTCGCTCTAAGAAACGCAGCCGATGCCAAGTTCCAGAAGCTGGACTATGAAGTGCAGGGCTGGGCGCTGCTCTGGTTTGCCTCGCGCACGGCGCTCGAGACTCGCAAATATCTTTACGATCGCGCCAAAGGCAAGGCTGTGATCACAGTGAACCACCTGCACGACAAGCCGATGGAGATGAACGTGAACATGAGGCTCAGCGAGCGCTTCCGGCTCGCCATGGAGAGAGCAGAGGAACGTGTCCGCAACGGCCGAGCCAATTGATCACGAGCAGGAGCTGGTCGAGCGGCTCTACGACTTCCGCCAGGATCCGTTGGGCTGCGCGTTGTATTCATTTCCATGGGGCGAGGGCGAGCTCGTCGACGAACCAGGTCCGCGCACATTCCAACGAAAATTCCTCGAGGAACTCGGCCGGCACCTGCAGAACCCCGAGACTCGCTTCAAGCCATTTCGGAAAGCAGTTTCATCCGGGCACGGTATCGGCAAGTCAGCGCTCATCGGCCAGATCGTGCACTGGGCAAAGTCCACGTGCCTCGACGCCAAAGTTCTGATCACGGCCGGCACCGGTGATCAGCTGAAGACCAAGACGCAGCCGGAGATCTCGAAATGGTTTCGCAACTGCATCAACAAAGACTGGTTCGATGTGCACGTCACGTCGATCAAGGTCAACGACGCGGAACACGAGACCACCTGGCGCACCGACTTCCAGACCTGGTCGGAAGACAATCCGCAGGCCTTCGCCGGCGCACACAACAAAGGCAAGCGCCTGCTGATGATCTTCGACGAGGCCTCGACGGTCTCCGACGCGATCTACAGAACAGTCGAAGGCGCGCTCACCGACAAGAACACGGAAATCATCTGGCTGCTCTTCAGCCAGTGCCACCGGCCGGACGGCGCTTTTTATGAAGCAGTCTTCGGAGACCAGCGCCACCGCTGGAGACCGGAAGTCATCGACAGCCGCGACGTCGAAGGCACCAACGTCGAGGAGATCAATGAATCGATCGAGATCTATGGCGAGAATTCTGATCACGTGCGGGTCCGCTATCTTGGCCTGTTCCCTCTGGCCGGCGGCGGCAAGTTCATCGATCTTGACCTGGTCAACGCCGCGCGCGAGCGTCAGGCCCGATCAAACTCCACCGATCCTCTCGTTGCCGGCGTCGACTTCGCATGGGGCGGATCGGACGACAACGTCATTCGCTTCCGCAAAGGTCTCGATGCCAGCTCGATCCCGCCGGTTAAGGTCAAAGGCGAATTCACTAAAGACCCGGCCGTCATGGTGGGCAAGATTGTCGATGTGCTGAACCGCACTTACAACGGCGACAAGGTAGCGATGCTGTTTTTCGATTCCGCCGGGATCGCGTCCTCCGTTCATTCCGGCGTGCGCGCTCTCGGCTACCAGGAACGGATCCTGCTCGTGAACTTTGGCGCCGATTCACCTAAGCCGCATTGCGCCTACTGGCGCGACTACATGTGGGACGAGATGAAGAAGTGGCTGCTGGCCGGGGGCGCGATCGACAAAGACCACGAGCTGGCCGCGGACCTGCAGAAGCCGATCCTGGTGCACGATCGCAAGCAGCGCGTAAAGCTCGAATCGAAAGACGAGATGAAGAAGCGCCTGGCAAAAATGGGGCTCGATTCCTCTTCGCCGGACGATGGCGACGCACTCGCTCTGACCTTTGCGCATCCGGTAGCACCGCGGAAGCCGGCCAGCTCCGGTCCGCCGGTTCGCGTCGGAGTCTGGAGCTAAATCACACATGGCAAAACTCACAGCAGCATCGCGCCGGCGGATTCCGTCGAGTGAATTCGGCGAACCCAAGAAACGCAAATATCCGATGCCCGATCGTGCACACGCCGCCAACGCGAAGGCCCGCGCCACACAGCAGGTTAAGCGCGGCCGATTGTCAGCATCGACGGCCGCGAAGATCCGCGCCAAGGCCGATCGAATTCTCGGCGAATAAAGATTTTCTTCAGGAGAGCACATCATGGCGGAATACGCAGAGCTAGTCGGCAGTCGCCCGAAGGTGGGCAAGAAGTCAGAACCGAAACTGGACCACATTCGCATCACTCCCGCAGAGAATGGCGGACACGTGGTCGAGCACCACTTCGAGAGCGGCCCGGAATCCCGCTACAAGGAACCAGCGACCCACGTCTTCGGCGCGGACGAAGGCGAGAAGATGCTTTCTCACATCTCCGAACACATGGGCATCAAGAGCGAAGCTCCGGACGAAGAGCTGGCGCATCCGGATAAAGACTAGCGATGGACCAGAACTCCAAACGCAAGCTCGAGAACCAGCTCTACACCATGGGTCTGGCCGGGCTCACCGATCCGGAACTCATCCAGCAGCTCGCCGACCTGGTTTCGAACTGGCCAGGGGACAAGCATGAGTACCTGCGGGATCTGTTGAACGAATGCGACCCGGCGAATCGTTACGAGATGTACCACGCGATCGCCCCGAAACTCAGGTTCAAACCGTTGTCGCTGCCGCAGTACGAATCCCAGATCGCGTTGAAAGCCGGCGCAATGGTTTCGCAGGGACGCATGCGGGTTGAAGGCGACCGGCCGCGGCCGATTGAGATTGGCGGACACAAGCTGGCGATGTCTCCCAAGAGCGAAGCCACTCACGCTTTGGCGACCGTGCGCTGCCACCGCTGTGAGAGAAGCGATCGCTTCCTGGCCGACACGCCGGTGGGCGCGATGACCGAAGCGCGGAAAGCTGGCTGGACGCGCGAGAAGGGCATCAACAAAGAAACCTGCCCCGAATGCTCTGAAGCTGTGGCGGCAAGCCTGGTCCGGCTCTCGAACAACGAGAACCTGGCAGTGTACGACCGCCGCGCGTGCAAGCTCGATGCCTAAATTCCTGGAAGACAAACTGAAAGCCGAAGCCGCAAAGAAGGGCTTCAAGGGCAAGCGCGCCGATCGCTACGTCTACGGGGCGATGAACAACATGGGCGCCATGCGCGGGAACAAAGAAACCGCCAAGGGCGCGGCTATGGAAGAGAAGCACCACGCCGAGACCCGAGAAAAGATGCACGCCGACATATCACAGTTCCGCGGCGACTCAGCCCAACACAGCTTCCGCCGCCCGGTTCGCAAGACTCTCCGCCGCTCCGTCTAAATGGCTGACGAAACCAAGAAAGAGCAGGATTCAAATGAAGAACTGCTCTCCGAGATCCGCGAGGACTTCCGCTATCACAAGGAGTACTGGCGCGAGAGTCACGACGAAGCCGCCAAGGACATGGATGCGGTCGCCTGCATCCCGCCGGTTGAATTCAAGGAAGATCGCAAAGGGCGGCCGTGCCTGTGGCCCGACGAGATCTCGCAATACGTCAAGCAGGCCAACAACAGCCTGCGGCAGAACAAGCGCTCGACTAAGATCTCCCCGAAAACGGAAGATGCCACCAACGACGATGCCGAACACCGCCAGGCTTACATCCGCGGGATCGAAGATGCTTCAAAGGCGCAATCGATTTACACAACGGCATCAGAGGCCTGCATTCAGTGCTCGGTTGGCTTCTGGCGACTGAAGACCATCATCACCGGTCCGAAAGGCGAGCAAGAGCCGCGGATCTGCCGCATCCCGAACCAGTTCTCGGTCTATCCCGATCCCGATGCTCTCGAAGCAGACTTCTCCGATGGCAATAAATGTTTCGTGCTCGGGCCAGCGATGCGGCCGAAAGCCTTCGAGAAACGCTATCCCAACGCCAAGAAGCGCAGCTTTACCGCAGACGATGTCACCCGCGCACCTGACTGGTTCAACGCTGGAAACGTGGTCCCGGCCGAGTACTGGAAGCGCAAGGAAATCGACAAGGACGATGGCGAGGCCCGCTATAAAGTCACGCAGTACATCACCAACGGCGTCGAGATCCTCGAGACCAATGAATGGATCGGCTCCTGGATCCCGATCATTGGCGTCTTTGGCGAAGAGCTCTACATTCGCTCGAGCGGTCAGGTCAAACGCCTGTTTCTCTCTCTGGTCCGCCGGGCTCGAGCTCCACAGCAGATGCTGGCTTACATCGCCTCACAGGAAGCAGAAGAGTTTGGCATGGCGCCGCGGGCTCCGATGCTGGTCGTCGAAGGCTCAGTCGATCCCGAGAAATGGAAGTTTGCCCACAAAGTTCCCACCGCGTACCTCGAGTACAAGATCCCGATGGAGTGGAACGCTGCGCAGATGGGACCATTCCCTGGTCCCAGCCGCAATCCGTTCACTCCGAACGCACAAGCCTATGAACTCTCGCGCGAATCCTGGCGCCGTGCCATCCAGTCCGCGATGGGCATCACGCCTCTGCCGACGTCCGCCCAGCGCCAGAACGAGAAATCCGGAGTCGCGCTTGAAAAGATCCAGAACCAGGAAGCGGTGGGCAGTTTTCACTTCACCGACAACTTCGTGCGCGCACTCAACAATAGCGGCCGCCAATTGAACGAACTGATCACCAAGCTCGCGGAACTCGATTCACTTCCGAAGCAGCTCCTCGGCAAGAACCAGAAGGACGAAGACATGGTCCTGAAGGTCGCCGCCCGCGATATGGCGCCGCAGGATGCAGCTTCTGAGCAGCTTCCGGAAGCCAAATACTTCTTCGCCCACCGCGGCCAGTTCGAAGTCACCATCTCGGACGGCCCGAACTATCAATCGGAGCGCGACGAGGCCTCAGCCTTCGCCGATACGCTGCTGTCCACGCTTCCCTCACTCGGGCTGCCGCCGCAGATCACGCAGGAGATCCTGGCGATCGCCGTCAAGCTCAAAAACATCGGGACCTACGGCCAGGAGATCGCCGACCTGCTCTCGCCGCCCGATCCGAGCAATCTCCCGCCGCAAGCCAAGGCCCTGCTGGCGCAGGCTCAGGCGCAAGTGCAGCAGGCGCAGGCCGAAGTGCAGCAATTGCGCATTGAGAAGCTCGGCAAGGTGATCGAGACCAAGGGCAAGATGGACGTCCACATGGCCGATCACATCACGCGCATGACGGAAGCCGACAAGGACCGCGAGACCAAGGTCCTGGTCGCCGAGATTACCACCAAGGCGCAGAACCTCTCGGAGCGCATGACCGCGTTTGAGGACCTGATGAAGCAGTGGCACACCCAAGCTCACGATCTGGCGATGACCATTCAGCAGCACAACCAGGCGAAAGAGATGGCCGCGCAGAATGTGGCTATTCAACCGGCAGGAAGTCCGCCGGCAGCAGGCGCCGCATCGCCGCCGGCTGGACAGTAACCGTGGGACGGGAACACTTCGGGCAAGCGGAGACGTCGGCTTCGGCTTTGTGAACCAGCAGCAAAAGCTCACATTCCCTGCAGTAGAACAGCTTCACCTCGTCGACTCTCACGCGCATAAGTCTAGACGCGCACAAGTTTAGTTGAAAGGTAAACCATGAGCACAGCAGCATCTGCCGCGACAATTGTGGACTCGGCCACCACAACAGAAACACCAGCAGTCACCGACTTCAACGGTTGGGATGAACACGGTACTCCCATCCGCATAGAACCAGAGACACCGCCGGCAAAGCAGGACTCGGCCCCTGCAGAGAAAGACAAAGCCGCAGCGGACTCGGCCCCGCAAAAAGATCAGAAGACCGCCGATAGCGCGTCGGATTCGGCCACCGACAAGGACCAGAAGCCCCACCAGAAGACCAAACAGGATACCGATCGCCGCTTTCGCGAAATCCTCGACGAGAACAAAACGCTCAAGTCGCGTCTCGACGCACTGGAGCGGGCGAAACCTTCCGACACGCGAGACACCAAGCCGGCCTCGCAACCGGCGAAGGAAGAGTACAAGCCGCTCGACGAAACCGAGTACTTCAAAGCGAATCCGAAAGCGACGTATGAGGACTTTGTCCGCACTGCTGCCAAGCATGAAGCGAAATGGGAAGCCGATCGCCGAGTCACTGAAGCGATCGCAGCCGAACGTCAGCGACTTGCGGTGGAAGCAGCCAGCAAAGACCTCAGCGCCAAGGTCGCCGAAGCCGAGAAACGATACGGGAAAGACGAATATCAGAGCCGCGTGAAGCCGGCGTCGGAAGGCCTGATGGCCGACCACGTTCCCTTCGCCGTCAAGGCTGTGATCAACGACTCGCCCGTGTTCGCGGATCTCATGTATGTACTCGGCGAGCCCGAAGCGCTCAAGGATCTCATCGCTACCGCCCGTACCAATCCCACCGCCGCCCTGCGCAAGGTCATGCTCACCGAGCAACTGGTGCAGGCTGAACTCGCGAAAGCTAGCGGCGGCACGGGCAAGGACGACGGCGATAAATCCTCACGATCTTCTGAGACGGCGGCTTCTCAAACGAAACCGCGCGCCCCGAAACCGATCACCGAAGTCGGCGGACGTGGATCCGCTCCCGATGATCCGCTTCGGACGGCGGCAGCGGCTGGTGATTTTCGCTCTTTCGATACGGAAATGACTCGCCGCCTGCGGGCCAGCAAAGGCTAGGCCAGAAACAGGACAAAATCCCGTGCAGAAAATTCTTCTTTTCTTGCTGCAGGTATGGCTCTTCCCTGCCTTCGGCAAGTTCCTCAACAACTTCGCAACCACCAACTGGGTCTCGATGAAGATCCTGTGGTTCTTCAAGAACAGTTACGAAGTTGCCGCGCAGTTCAACAGCGAGTGGGAATCGGAATTCGGAAAATCTTTTCCGATCGGCTCCCAAGCGCAAATCAAATATCCGCAGCGCTGGCTCGTGACTGACGGCCTGGCATACCAGGAACAAGGCATCAACCGCCTGGTGACGACCGTCAACCTCGACCGTATCAAGGGCGTGCACTTCGGCTGGGACTCTTACGAGCGCCTGGTGAAGATGGAACGCTCCGAGAAGGAGCTCGAGGAGAGCTACCTTTATCCCGCCGGCCAAGCCCTGGCGCAGAAGATCGATTCTGACGCCGCGGACTGGGCTCGCATCTACGCCTCGAACGTCGTCGGAACACTCGGGACGGATTCGACCACCATCGACTTCGCGCTGAACGCCGAGCAGATCCTGTTCGCCTATGCCTGCCCGCCAGATGGAGAGCGTTATCTCTGCCTGTCACCGCAGCTCATGCGTTCCTACGTGAAGAACAACGTCACCCAGTTCAACCCGCAGAAGGCTATCTCCGATATGTACCGCAAGGGCGTGATCGGCGATGCCGCGGGCTGGAAGTGGGTGCGTTCGAACTCACTGGCACGCCACACCGCCGGCACTGCAGCTGCCCATGCAACCACGGTCGTCGGCGCTGGCCAGTCCGGCGGATCGCTGGTGATCACCGGAACACTGAACGACGTCATCAACCCTGGCGACAAGTTCAACGTCGCCCTGGTGAATGCGGTCAATCCAATGACCCGCGTGGTCAACGGTCTGGGTTTGAAGCAGTTCAGCTACGTCGGCGGCGCGCCTTTCACGCTCACCGGTGGCAACGACACCATCGCAATCGCTCCGGCCATCTTTGGACCCGGATCGCAATACCAGAACGTCGACGCATTGCCCGCAAACGCAGCCGCGCTGACCTTCTGGCCCGGCACCACCACTCCCAGCGGTCTTTCTGGAACGATCTCGCTCGGCCTTTCGAAGTACGCCTTCGCCAAGGCCTTCGGCAAGTTCGAAAACCCGGAAGCCGTTGAAAAAGCGGAGCGCGCTGAAGATCCAGAGACCGGAGCATCGGTCGCTTTCGTCCGCGCTTGGGATCAGTACAACCGCAAGATGACGAACCGTTTCGATATGTGCTACGGCTTCGGCAACCTGAACCTCGACTACGGCGTTTCGGCCGTGGCGGGAGCCTAAAGGAGATTTCCGACCAGGCGTGATTTCAAAGTCACACCCTCGGAGACAAAAACCCATGAACAAACTTACGAAAATCGCTGCTTTCTTCCTGGGCCTGGTCCTTTGCGGCTCCGCATTAGGCCAGACCATCCTTCCCCTGACCACGCTGTCCTCGGCTGTTGGCGGATCTGCGGCATCCAGCACCGTGATTTCCGGCCAGCAGGCGATCGTCGTGGTTGCCTCCGCCACCGGCATCAACGCCCCGACCCCGAACACGGGCCTGATCCAGGGCTTTGCCACCTCTGGCGCTCAGACCCTGCTCTACGTCGACCGCGAACTGATGGAGGTGCGCAGCGTTTCCGGCACAACCATCACCGTGGTGCGCGGAGCAGGCGCAACGGCGGGCACCTCGCACGCTTCCGGCGCTCTAGTCTTCGTCGTACCCACGGCAAACAATCCGTGGATGGACGGAGGCTTCTCCGGCCAGGTGCAGACAGTGCCGGCGGGCTCCTGCACCCGGTCGAACGAGATCCTCCTGCCCCGCATTCAATTCACGACAGGCGTTGTCTCGGATTGCATCGGCGGACAGTGGGTCAACGGCGACGCCATGCAGACCCAGCGGCTGACCTACAGCGGCTTCCGTTTCCCGGATCCCGGCGGCGCCGCCTATACCGCGCTTGAAACCGCAGGCACGGCCGCGGCGGCTGCGACCGAAATCTACTGCACGGAAATCGATCTTTCGTTCAGTATGCTGCTGACCGGACTCGCTCCGCTCAATGGCACCACGGTCGGGACCAACAAGCACTTTGCCATCCTCTACGACTCGAGCGGCAACGTGCTGGCCAACACCGCCACCGGGGGAACCACGACAGCGGGCGCGTCGACGTACCAGAAGATGAACTTCGTGACGAAATACTACGCCGTAGGTCCGGCGCGCTATTTCGCCTGCGATGGGCTGAATGGTACGACCGACACCATCCGTCACGCGATCACTTCGACCAACGACAACGTGCTCGGTGGAACCATCACCGCGCAGACGTTCGGAACGGCCGCAGTGATCACACCACCTTCCACGTTCACCACGGCGAAGGTTCCCTATTTCATGCTGTTTTAACTGACAACCGGCGCGGGCGGGCCGCATCTCACCCGCGCCGGAGTTTTTCCAAATCAGAGTTTCTGGAGATTTTTATGAAAGCAATCCCCGGCGCTTCCATCTCACTCGAGGAACAGAAGCGCATCGCTGATGCCCTGGCTGAGTTAGAGAAAGATCCGCACGCCCCGCGCGAGATCAGCGTGAAGCTCACGCTGCACGTGCACAACGAATATCCGAAGCATGTCTACAAGACGACCGGCAAAGTGACCGAGCTCTTGGTCGTGAACAACGAAGAGGAAGAAGAAGACGCGATCGCGAAGGGCTACGGCGATTACGTTGCGCCGGTCACGGAAGAAGCAACGGCAGCTCCGGCTCAGGAATAACGTTTCGATGCCCTGCGAGCGGCGGGTCGGTCCACAAAAGTCACTCCGTAGACTTGCGGGCAGTCGTCGTCCGGATTTGGTGGCTGGAACACCATTGCAGGCGGCGCTTCAACTCCGAATTCCCGAGCAAGATAATCGAGTGCATCTTGGATCTGCGAGTGCCGGGAGATTTCGACGGCCCCGTAGTTCTCAATGCCTCCGACCGCATGGGGCTTCCAGCCGTAGAGCACATCGAAGCGACACATCCTCCGGCGTTCGTAAATGTCCCAAGCCTTGATGAAACGCACGGTGGTCGGGCGAGCCAGGACGATCTCTTTCGGAAAGCTCCACACCCTTCCGAGCGGAATCGCCTGCTCCAGCGCGATGCCAGCGACACCGGCTCCCAAGAGTTGCAGAAATCCGCGGCGATCCATGCCGCGATGTTAACAGGAGAAGCAAATGTCACCTTTCACCATTGACGAAGAGAGAATGCAGTCGAAGCCGAAGCCCGGCGAGGATACGAGCATTTTGATCTCGCTCGATCCCCACAAGCCGCCGGTGAAATCGATCCCCCACATGGAATTCCCGCGCATCGTCTACAAACACCCGCGCGAGGCTTTCACCACCATCGAACACCGCAACGCGCGCCATGAAGTAGTCGAGGAAGAAGTCGTTCCCACCGAACACCTGACCATGTCAGTCAAAGACAAGACCGAGCTCGAGAAGGCACTGAAGTCGGGATGGCTGAAAGAGCCTTACATCCCGGAGACTCCGCCCGCGAAAACCGAAAGCCTGTACGACGGCGAGCCGAAGAAGCAAGCCTAAGTCGTGACAACTACACTCAGTCCCGCGAATCAGGCGATCTCGGCGACGGTCCGCGATATCGGCCGCGCCGCGCTCCTCGAGCTGGGCGTCGTCGCGCCGGAAGATCCCATCACGCCGCAGGATGGCGCGTGGGTACTCGAGAAGCTGCAGCGCGCCATCGATCAGCACAACGCGCGCATGGAGATGATCTACTCCCACAGCTTCCTGCAGTTCAATCTGCAGGCCAACCACGCGCCGCACACCATCGGACCGCAGGGTGACTTCAATCTGCCCATCCGCCCTGTGAAGATCGTCTCCGCGTCTTTTATCCTGAACGCCGCGAGCGCCAATCCGGTCGACTCTCCGTTTCTGAACATGCGCGACGATGACTGGTGGGCCGCGAACCCGCTGAAGTCGCTCACGTCCTCGATTGTCACCGACCTTTACTACGACGCGGCCTCCCCACTCGGCAACTGCAACTTCTTCCCCATCTGCAATGTCGCGAATCCGGTCCGGCTCGAGATCTGGAACTCGCTTGCGCAAGCCATCAACCTGAACACCTCTCTGGGATTGGTCCAGGGCTACTGGGATGCGATCGTGCTCGATCTGGCGGTTCGCCTGGCGCCGTCCTACCAGCGAGCCGTGTCGATGGAACTGCGCGAAAGCTGGAACCGTGCCATGCGGATCATTCAAGGAAATAACGACGGCCCGCCGCGGATCGAGACCAGCTCCGGCATGCCGCAGTCCGGCCGCGGCGGCCGTCCTGACTTCAACTTCCTCACTGGAATGCGAGAGTAGCTTCTATGCGAAAACTCCTGATTGCTGTGCTGGCGTTGGCCTTCATCACTGTCTGCGCTCTCGCCCAAGCGGCTCCTCAAATTGCGCCGGTCAATGGCCAGATCGTCTCGGCTGGATCGAGTTGCACGTCGTTGGTGATGGACTCTACGAATTCCAGCCCATCGAACTGCATTTCGATGCAGCTGCCTTCGACCGCGGGAACGGCTTCGATTGTTCTCTCCGGAACTTTCACGGCGACGATCCAGTTCGAGATCTCGGCCGACGGGGGAAGGACTTGGATCTCCGCCGCGACCGCATCTTCCTCTACAGCAGGAACAACTACCTTCACAGTCGCCGGTTACAACGGTGTGCGGGCGCGGGCTTCATCTTTTGCGTCCGGACCAGTGAATGCGCAGATCACGCCGAGCAGTGCGAGCGGCAGCGGCGGTGGGGCCGGTCCCTTCAGTTTGGCTTTTTCCACGTCTGGATTCGTCGCTGGCGACGCGATAGATAACACCGCTGCCCTGAACAGCGCACTGGCGACCATCTTCACCGCAGGCGGAGGTACGCTGATTTGCGACAAGCCGGGTACCTACCTTTTCAACTCGGCGCAAATCACAATTCCGAACGACGGCGGAACCTGGCCTGACAATGGCGGACTGGTTCCGGCAAACAAGCCGATCCGCATCACAGGCCAGGGTATCGGCGTGCTCACTAACGACAGTTTGTCGACTGGCTTCACCACGGCGACCAACGGCGGATGTATTCTCGATATGCAGTTCAACGCCGCCAACGCCAAGATCGTGACCCTCGGCCAAGGGCAGCTGGAAATCGATCATCTCACTTTCGTCGACCACAACACGGACTGCGCTACGTTCTTTCTCACCACCAACACCAGTCTGGTCTTTCACGAGAACGCGGTACTCGGCTCGACCGCTTCTGATCACACCATCCCTATTTACTCCTGCAACGACGCCGTTCAGCTCGGCACCACCGCCACCACTTCGAACGGCACCGTGAGCTCCATCTTTCAGGGCTACAACACCAAGATCCAGCGCAACTTTTTCGACCGCGTGCAGCGCGCCGTCTACGCGCTCAACTGGGTGAACTCGATCACGATTTCCGACAATGTGATCTGGTACAACGCGGGCTTCGCGACCGGCGGCGCCATCGAATTCAACTGTAATGCTAGCTTCAACTGCGTCGGCAACTATCTCGCGAACAACCTGATCGAGGCGGTGAATTACCAGTACGGCATTAATCTAGGCGGTCCGACCAAAGTCGGCTCGACGTCTACAACCTGGCAAACTATACTGACGAACAACGCGTGTTGGGATCCCGCCGGACCTTTTCAGAAATGCGCGCTTATCAGCCACGGCGACCAGATTATAGGCGGAACCTGTGGAGCTGGGCCAGGATGCAACTACACCCAAATCGATGCGACGCAAACTTCCGCGCCGGGCAATTTCTTCGCGAGTAGTTTAGAAAGCGCCAACCATGAAGCGATGGGGATGTCCGGCACCGCGACCGCCGATCTCGGCGGCTTTGCATCATGGACGGGTGGTGTGCTCCGCGGCATGTCGGGGGTTTGCGGCTCTGCTTGCGCGATCACGGCCCTGACTGCTCCCTCGATCGCCAATAACAGCTGGGTGACGGTGGTGAACGGCAACGGCGTCGACGTCTTAGAAGTTCCCAGCTCGACCGGAGCTTACCGCGTATACACCGGCGGCTCCGCTGCGACGAATGAAAGTTTCCGGGTAGATTCCAGCGGCAATGCCGGCACGCCTTCACCCTTCGGCGCGATGGCACAGCAGAACAAATCAGCATGCGAGACCACTTTCGCTGCCACCACACTTTCGACGGGAGCAACCACCACCAACACTGGCCTGAACTGCCTTCCGGCAAACGCCATCATTGATGTAGTCGTCTATCGCATCACCACGACGATCACCACGGCTGCCAATTTTACGATCGGAGATTCCACGACCGCGGCGCGCTTCTGTGCTGCACAAAGTGTATTGACCGCGGGAACGACAGGAATCTGCTTTGTGCAGGCGGATCAGACGGGCGCAGCGGGTCCGCGTCAGGCTAGCGCAACTACGGTTCGCGTAACCACTAACGTGAATCCCGGCGCTGGCGCGATTCGCTTGATCACCTTCTACCACACCTGGACAGCACCGACGAGTTAGCCATCACCACCTGAAATCCGCACGTCTGCACACTCTCTCATGGCCCGCTTCGCCCTAGTCGGTCCCGCCTACCGCTCCCAGTCAGTCATCGCCGACTGCCAGGTGCTGATGAACCTCTACCTCGAGATGATCGAGAGCGGAGAGGGACAATCCGCGGCTGCGCTCTATCGCACTCCTGGACTGCTGGCCCTGTGGAATCTCGGCGGAGTCGCCTGCCGCGGCATCATCACCGCACAGGGCCGGACGTTTGTGGTCGCGGGAACCGTGCTCTGGGAGTTGCTCGCGCCGACGGCGAACCCGAACAAGATCAACCGCGGCAATCTCGCCTCCGATGGCCAGCCGGTTTCGATGGCGTCAGGCCCGACGCAGGTGCTGATCGCGAGCCAGGGAAACCTTTACTGCTTCCAGCTGGTCGCCGGCACCACCACGAATGCGACTGGTGCGATTCTCGCCGCCAACTCGCTGACGCTGATCCCGCAGTTCGGCAATCCGCTGAGCGCAGCCGGCTACGGACTGCTCGGCAACGTCTACCAGGTGGGCTACTCCGATGGGTCATTTTTGGCGCTGATCTCCAACTCCAACCAGATCCAGGGCTCGAATAAATTCGACGGCTCCAGCTGGCAGGGCGTGGTACAGACCGGCGTATCAGTCTTCTCGGACAACGTCTCAGGGATCTACGTCGATCACCGCATTGTCTGGGTGTTCGGCCCGAAGCAGATCCAGCCCTACTACGACTCCGGGAACTTTCCCTTCCCTTTCGATGTCGTCGACGGCGGCATCATCGAGCAGGGACTCGCCGCGCCATTCTCAGTGGCGAAGCTCGACAACTCCATCTTCTGGCTGGGCGGCAGCGAGCGCGGCGGGCTGTTTGTCTGGAGAGCGAACGGCTATCAACCGCAGCGCATCTCGACCTTTGCGATCGAGTACGAGTTCGGAACCTATGCCACGGTCGCCGACGCCGTCTGTTACGCCTACGAAGACCAGGGCCACACCTTTTATGTGATGAACTTCCCGACGGCGCAGAAGACTTGGGTCTATGACTGCGCCAGCCAGACCTGGCACCAGCGCGGTTACTGGAATGCGCAGGTTGGTGTCTTCTTGCAGAGCCGCGCCGGCTTCCACACCTCGAACTTCGGCATCCACATCGTCGCCGATCCCACCACCGGCCTGGTGTACCAGCAAGCGATCACCATCTTCTCCGACAACGGCAACGTGATCCGCCGCGTGCGCCGCGCTCCGCACATCTCGAAAGAAAAAGCGCGCATCTTCCACATTGAATTACAGCTCGACGTCGAAGTCGGCCTTGGACCTACGTTTCAGGGCACCGCAGTGCCGACATTGATTCCCATGCTCGACGCCGCCGGCGCCCTGCGCAACTTCCAGATGCGGGAGAACGGCATCCTCGCGGCACCGCTTGTGCCTGGTGGTGATGTCTCGACCGCGCAGAACTTATTCCTGAACGATCCCGCCGGCGTGACCTCATGGCAGATCCACATCTCTGCGGCCGGCGTGATCTCGGTTTCGAAGCTCGCGAACTTCATCGACTCGTACCCTTCCGCCATTCCTTTCGTGACTGTACCGGAAGGCGACCAGAACTGGACGCTGCAGATCCAGAACCTCGGCGGCGGGATCGGCATCCTGCAGGCGATTCCGCAAGGCATCGTCGGCCGCGGACCGGTGATCGAGTTGAGCTGGTCGAACGATGGCGGAAAGACTTTCTCGAATCCGCGCCTGCTCGATTGCGGCCAGGCGGGCCAGACGCTGACCCGCGTGATCACCCGGCAGCTGGGCTCGGCGCGCGATCGTGTGTACCAGATTGTGATGACCGATCCAGCGGACTGGAAAATCATCGACGCCTATTTGTTCACCGATCCGGAAGACAAACAGCCCACGACGCGCCTGGCGAGCGAGGCCAGGAAGAGAGCCTGAAGGTAAAGAGAGACGATGCCCGGCGGACCGACTGGCGGAACCTTTCAGCCGCAGCCCCTTCAAGGCAATAAGCTCGTCGAGGAAACCGGCCATCCGACCGAAGCGTATCGGAAATGGCTCGACAAGGTTCCGCCGCTGCTGACTGTGCTGAATGCCAAGGTCCCGACGACGTCGGGCTCACCAGGGACTCCTGGACAGATTCAGAGTGATCAGAACTTTATTTACGTGTGCGTGGGTCAAAACCAGTGGAAACGAATCGCCCTCAGCGCGTTCTAGACATTCGCAGGCTTGAGCCTTCCGAGTACGACGAACTTGCGAAGGTCGAGGAAGGCTACAAGCCCGATCCCGATCACAGTCTTGTCGTGGTCGCGAAAGAACTCGGAGAAATCGTTGCCCGCACGATGCTCATCCGGCCTTGGCACATTGAAGGAACCTGGGTGCACGAGCGATTGCGAGGCGGAACCACGGGCTACCGCTTGCTGCGCCAACTGGAATGCGAAGCCAAGAAGGCTGGCCTGGCGCGGCTCTTCTCTTACGCTGCGGAAGCGAGCATCGAGAACTATCTAGAGCGTCTCGGTTTCCAGAAATCTCCACTCACCGTGTGGACGAAGGATATTTAAGATGCCCCTTGCCCTAGTCGGAATGGCGGTCGCTTCGGTCGCCAGCGCAGCGATCGGTTCGCACGCCGCAGGAAAAGCGGCCTCGACGCAAGCCAGCGCCGCGGAACAGGCTGCTGAGCTGCAACACCAAGATGCCCAGTCGTCTCTTGATTTTCAAAAGCAGGAGTGGAATAAGCAGCAGCAGAATGAAGCGCCCTGGCTCGCGGCGGGCAAGGAAGGGCTCTTTAATCTCCAGAATCTCACCAACACTCCCGGCGAAGGCCTGCTCACTCCCTGGACGGAACAATTTCAGGCTCCGACGCTCGAGCAGGCGCAAAACGAGCCTGGCTATAAGTTCGCCGAGCAGCAAGGCGAAGAAGCGCTGCAGAAT